GTGGCCAACTATGTGCCGCAAATCACGTCGCTTGTCGACGGCCTCAAGTTGAAGTTCCGCGCGATTGCAGCCAGCGGCGCAAACGCAACCCTCAAGGTTGGCACGACGCCTGCCACCCGAATCTTCACCAACGATCTTACTGCGGTTTCTGTTGGCTCGATTGCCGCAAACAGCACGGTAACGGTGACATACTCTTCGGCTTTGGCGGCATGGGTCATCGACTCCGCACCAGGGCAAACTTGCAACCTCACCAGTGATGAGATCGAAATCGGCACCAACGATACAAAGTGGGCTTCGATTCGCGCGGTGTGGGCTGCAATCAACTTTGCAATGGCTGGTGCGACAGAAACAAAACAGGGCACCGCCAAAATTGCAACCACAGCACTCACAACCGGCGGCGTTGACGACTCAACCATTATCACGCCACGTAAGCTGTCCAGACAGACACAGAGCAACAGCTACCGATGGGGCGGTGCATCGAATGGCCCTGCGAACACCTACATCGCATCGTTCACCCCTGCAGTTGTCGCTCTTGTCGATGGAATGACGCTGTCTTTCAGGGCGCACCAAACTAACGAGGGTGCTTCGTGGTTCTCCCCTGATGGCTTGACTGGCCGTCAAATTTATGGTCAGGCAGGCCAGCCACTCCAGGGCTTCGAGATTTACGGCAACCATCCTGTTACGCTTCGCTGGTCACAATCCCAGCTGGGCTGGATGCTTATCGAGTCGGTTGGTAACACCCAGGTTCCATTTGCAAGGTCTTCGCTTCACGCGATCCCTCTGGCGCAATTCAGCTCGCTGATGCCTGCAGGCGAAGTGTCCTACTTTGCCCGTCCAACGGCTCCAGAAAATTATCTGAAGGCAAACGGCGCCGCAATTAGCCGTTCTGCTTACCCTGAGCTTTTCGCCGCCATCGGTACGGTTTTTGGCGCAGGCAACGGCAGCACCACATTCAACGTTCCAGACCTTCGCGGCGAGTTCATCCGTTGCTGGGATGATGGTCGTGGCGTTGACGTAAACCGGAACTTTGGTAGCGCCCAGGCCGCAGCAGTCGTAGCTCACACCCACCTTGCCAACACATCCGTTGATGCAATCAGTCACAACCATAGCTTCAGTGGCAGCACAAACATCGCCGGGTCACACGTCCACACCGCGCCGCGAGCGCAAAACAATGACGTCGGCAGCGGATCGCCAAACTTCACGACTGCCAACCTGCAAAACGGCACAACGGCACCAACCAACGCAGCCGGTGACCACTCGCACGTGGTGAGTGGCAGCTCCAACACCGTCACCCAAACCCCAACAGCCTCAACCGTCGTCCAAAGCGCAGGTGTGTCCGATGGACGCCCACGCAACGTTGCGTTGTTGGCTTGCATCAAGACCTGAGGACGATGATGAAAATATTCCACTATCACCCAGACAATGGCGAGCTATACGCTTCAGGGACGGCAGACGAAAGTCCACGCGAGCCTGGGGTTTGGCACATACCGGCGTTTGCCACCGACAAACAGCCACCAGAGCAGAAAGAGGGCATGGCAATCGTCTGGCGCGGCGATGACTGGGCATACACCCCAGACCTGCGTGGCGAGTTGGTGTTCTGCACCAAAAGTGCCATGGTCGGTGAAATAACCACTATCGGTCCAGTCCCTGAAGGTTACACAGACAAGATCCCGTTGACTGATCAGTCTGAATGGGACGGAAGTGCCTGGGTTCACAATGCAAGCAGCGAGCGCGCAGCCAAGCACAGTGCAGCCGTCATGCGCATGCGAACCTTGCACGAACATGCCGTTGACCGAGTCAGCGTTCTGACGATGGCAGTCGAAGAGGGCATGGCAGACGAAGCCGACCGTGAGTTGTTGGTGGCTTGGCGCAGATACATTGTCATGGTTTACAAAGTCCCATCACAACCTGGCTATCCGATGCAGATTGAGTGGCCAAAGGAGCCTGTATGATCAGCGATAAAATCATTGCAATTGGAACCGGGGCTTCGGCCTCGGTTGCCGCCCAATGGGCCGGTCACCTGAACCTGGCCATGGTGGAGTTTGGAATCACCACGCCAAACTCCATCGCAGCATTCTTGGCCAATATCGGCGTAGAGTCTGGGGGTTTGACGGTCTTCGTTGAGAACCTCAACTATCGCCCTGAGAGGTTGGCTGCTGTTTGGCCGGATCGGTATGCCCAGAACCCTAAGGACAAGGGCGTCAAGATCCCCAATGCAAAGGCCAAGGCATTGGGCGGAAACCCCAGGGCAATCGCTAACGACTGCTACGCCAACCGGATGGGCAATGGCAGGCCGGAAACCGGCGACGGCTGGCGATATCGCGGCCAGGGGCCTATCCAGGTGACCGGCAAGTTCAACATGACTGAGATCGGCAATCGTCTTGGCATCGATCTTTTGTCGAATCCAGAGCTTCTGCAGCAGCCATCCGCAGGTTCGCGATCCGCAGCATACTTCTTCAAGTCGCGCGGCTGTGTAGCTGCTGCAGATGCAGGCGAGTTTGGTGCTGTGGTAAAGAAAATCAACGGCTCGCTTCCGTCCGATGCCAACCATGGCCCATTGCGCACCAAACGATACGTTGACTGTAAAGAAGCGATCCTGGCCAGCGGGACACGATAAGGCATCGCCGCGATTACGGCCCGTCCTAAGAGTCGGGTCCGTTGGCCATGGCTATTAGGTGGCCAGGGATTGGCCAGTCAAAAACGACAAAGCCCCTATTCAGGGGCTTTTTCTTGTACTTGAGTCGTTCTTGGTGGTGGAGGTGGTGGAGGGACTTGCTTTGCTGCTTGGTCGCCATCGGAAACCTGGGTGGACGCTACTGCGCCAACAATTGCGGCCCCTGCCAACTTAGTCTTGATTCGCTCAACAAACAACCTGAACAAGAACATGCGAAGTTCTTTCCAAAGTGTCGGATCAATCTCGTCCTTTAATTTTCTCCTTCTCGGTCTAAGTATAATCACGTTTTTCTCTCCTTAAAACGTGATTATACCCGCCCAATGAGCCTCATACAACACTTATCCAGAAGCTCAACATGGCCGCCCATGCAGAAGTAGACGACTAGCGAAAGTAGCAACGTCGAAACCCACAGCCAGCCGATTTTCGACATTTTGAAGCTGGTCTTTGGCTTTTTGAACTTGCCAAACTTGTTTTCCATTACAGCTTACTCCTGGTTGCCACCGGCCTGGCAGCGGGTTAAAGGCCGTCCGAAAACGACCTTAAAAGAACACTCGATACGTGGAATCTACACGACCGCGCCTGGGTCTAGGTCTGCGATGTCACGGAACGCATCGAAAATACCGTGTCGCGGAACGTCCTTAACGCCATGGGCGAAGAACTTGTAGCGCGCAATTCGGCCACGGTCTGCCTCTCGCGATTCCCAACGTGCGCGGCGTTCCTCGTGAGTCATCGCGCCGCAACTGATGCGAAATGGCTTGTCATATTCCTTCTGACGGACGATATAGGCGCCAATCATGCCAGAAGGCACAAGGCCATCTTTGTGTTCTGAGCGCTTGGTGCGACCAAGCTCATCCAGGAACGCTTCGTTTTCATTGTGCATCAGCTCTTCGAAGTCTTCAATGACGGCTTCAGCGTGATCGAAGCGTTTGCGCTTGATCAAAAAACCTTCCTTCATGGTCGAGCGACCAAACTTGTACTTGCTACCAGCAAAGCGGTAAATGATGCCTTCGAAGCCTTTGGCCAGCTGTTCAGCTTCGAACTCATCCAGCTCTTCCAGGCTGTGAATGAGCGTCTGCTCAAGCCAAACAACGATGGCCTTGTCAGCGAACGACTCTGCGATGATGGACTTGGCTTCCGCCATGCGCGTCTCGTATGGATCGTTTGGATTGTTGAAGCAGTCGAACACCTGGAAGGTGAACACCGGTTCGCCGTTTGCAGACATCACGCCGCTGCTCGTGGCCTGCATCAAGTTTGGGTGGTTGATCGGGCCAACGCAAAGTTCGCCATCAAGACCTTTCAGGCAAACACCTGACAACAAAGACTGAATGTGCCCATTTCGAATCAGTTTACCGCTGCGGCTGTACACCTCTTCGTTTTGCACAGCACGAATGCCATCCAACTTTGGGGATGCCCAAACTGGAAACACAATCTTTCCATCCACACCTTCAACAGCCAACATCGGTTTGATGCTCATCTTCTATCCTTTCTATGTATTGGGGCAGACCATCTCAGATCTGCCCCAATATTACTTTGCGCCTTAAATAAAGGCAACTGTTCCAGCAGTTTAGACACCGTAATCGCGAACTAGTTCCCTTTGGAGTCTACACACATTCCAGGAATTAACTTGCACATTGCATCGGTGACGATTTCTGCGATGCTGTCCACCAGACCTTCCGGCGCACTTATGGAGATGTGAAGATCTGGCTGAGAACTGCCTGGCAGACCGGCGCCCATTCCATCGGGCAACCGTCCTGTAACCACAGAGTTGCCGCGCTCGCTGCCACAGCCGCTGTGGCCAGGATTGCCAACTTCACCATCTTCCGAACCCTCTCCCGCCTGCTCGTTGGCACTTCGCTGCTTGACCGGAACAGAACCAGCAGCTTGGGAAGAGCATTCGCCAGGATTCGACCCAATTTTGGAATCGACATTTGTTGTTTCTCCGTCTTCTTTGATTGTTATGGAGTCCGCTTCAATATTGGCGAGTCCACCAACAACGTGTATTTTCAAGTTGACTGCAGTAATGGAAAGGTTGAAAAGTTTTGCCATTTCACAATCTCCAAATGTAAAAATGCCCGGAATAGACCGGGCATTTTTGTCAAGCCTTTGGCTTAGAAGCCTTCAGCGGTTTCTGGGGTGTTGCCTGCCGGGGCGCTTTGCGGCGCTTCGGCTTTCGAGTAGTCGGCGCCTACGCTGCCATCAACAACGGCCTTGTAGAATGCCTTGGCCTCGTTGTAGATGTTGACATCTTTAACCAGGCCGTCCAGGTCGAAGCGCAGACCGCTCCAAGAACCTTTGTCGTTGGACATGCTGACAGTGGTAACCTTGACCATGTTGGCAAAGGTCGGCGGCGTCTTCTTGCCTTGAGCGGTGTCCACCTTCTTCTGCTGAAGCGCAGTCATCAGCATCTTCGATGCCTTGATTTGGGTGGACGACAGCGAGATGATCGCTTGGCCGTATTCGCCGGTTTCAGGATCGACAACCAGCACAAAGTGGCTGCGGGTGTCTTCGTAACGGTCGCTTTTCTTTTCGTTGACGCTGCCGTCTTCTCCTGGCTTGTACAACTTGCCGTCCAGCGCGACGATGGTGCCGTTGGCAAGCATCTGTTCGATCTGCTCAGGCTTGAACTCGCCTTTGAAGCCGCCCTCAGCTTCACGACCGGCCCACTGGATGAAGGTGCGCTTGTAGGCGCAAGGAATGACGATGACGCCGACCTTACCGTCGTACAGCTTCTGGGTGACGGTGTTGAAGAGCATGCCGGCTTTGGCACCCTTGATGTGCTTGGAATCGTCTTCATCGACCAGCGGCGACATCTTTTGGAGCAACTGCAGGAACGGAATGGCAAAGGAGTCTTTGTCAGCTCCTTCAAAACCGGTATTGCCGAAGTCATCCATGCCCATGAAGTCAGGCACAAGTGCCAGGCCAGCGTTCTCTTCAACGACGGCGACGGCTTTGTTTTCTTCGGATTTGGTGTTAGCCATGTTGTCTCTTTCCTTTCTATTAATGTTCAGTCGGGGCATCCCGATCTGATGGTTATGATATATCTAGTTGATTTTGAAGGCAAGAATTATTTCTTACCTTTCTTCACTTTTGGCAGTTTGATTTCGGAACGTTTGAACTCATACACACCAAAGATGTCACGCGGCAAGCGCAGCGCCGGGTTTGCATCGGCTGGCAGGTTTGCATCGGCTTCAAGGCGCTCCTTGACAAATGACTTCAATGTCGCCGGGTGCACGCTGCGGTCCAACGCCGCAGACTGACCTTCCTTCGAAAGTTTCTCAAGAAGCTCGTTTGCTTTGGCCAGTTCGCCGCGACCAAATTCGGACACAACCTTGGTCTTGATGATTCCGTCGTGCTTTTGTGATTCCAGCCATTGCCAGGCCTGGTTTCGGTTCTCGACCTTGATGGATGTGCGCAGGTCGTTCTTAATGTCGATGACCGATCCATCCTGCAGGGTGAAGTTGGACATGCCAAGTTCTTCCATGATGTTCGGGATCAACAGGCCGTGAATGCGATCCAGCTTGGCCTTTTTCTCTTCCAGCAAGACGTTGTCGGCGTTGATCTCAGCCTCCAGGGCACGCGCCTCCTTGGCCATCGAAACAAGGCGCTCAAGTGTTGCTGGTGCTGCGACTTCCGGCTGGATGTCGTCAAAGTAGTCGATTGGCGCATCACTCAGATGGCCGGTAACTTCTTCACTCACAGGTTTATCTCCAGAGCAATGTAGATGCCAAGCTTGCGATCCCATTTCAGCAGGTTCATGCGATTGAACTTGCGCAGAACAATGCCTGCACAAACTGCGATAATGGATGGATCACCAACAGCCAACAGGAAGTCATCTTCTTGGAAGTTTTCCATGGCCTTGGTGATTTTCTGAGTGAGACGCGCCAGGTAGGCTGGGTTGTCATCGACCTCAAGAATTGGGTGCAGTTGGCCGTGCGCTGCGGCAGGGCTCAGGTCGAAGGCGGGGACCTTCTTCTGGTTGGTTTCACACCATCGGGTGGTTACTTGCGGGATGAATACTTTTCTGTTCATTCTTACTTTCTCAATTCAAATTTCCGACCTGGTAATATTGCCTGAAAGTCCTTTTTCAGGCAAGTGATTACTCAACTATTTACGGTCAATGACCTTGTTTGCCAAGTTCGTTTTGAATGCCAAAGAACGTACGACATCCTCATCAATCGTGTCTTCTGCAACAATGTCAATGTAAACGACACTCTTTTTGGTGCCGATCCGGTGGCAGCGGTCTTCGGACTGCATACGCAGCTCGTTGTCGTGGCTGCAAGAGTAATAGATGGCAGTCTCTGCTGCCGTCAGCGTAAGGCCGATGCCAGCGGCCTGCGCATGCCCTACAAAGGCTCTGGCGCGACCATCTTGGAAGTCGTCAATTGCCTTCTCTCGGTCGTCTTTGGAGGTCGCCCCATAGTATGAGACGCAAGAGATGCCGAACTCTTCCAACACCTCCAATACCTGTTTGATTTCTTCTTCAAACATTGCCCAAACGATGAATTGGCCTTCCAGATCCTCCAAAGCCTCTTTGAACAAAGACATTCGACCGCTTGAGCCCAGGAACTCAGGAGCGCCATTGACGTTGATGAATCCTGAAGTTACTTGCTTGAGCTTGGTGCGAGTGGCAATGGCCTCAAAGTTGAGTGTTTCGCCGTCGCTTACATAGCTGTAATCTTCCTGCAACTCGTCATACACGCGACGTTGCGATGGATCAAGTTGGAAGTACAGAGACTTGTAAATCTTGTCTGGAAGACTCAAGCACTCATCTTTTCGAACTCGATATGAGTGAGGAGCGATCATTTCGGAAAGCTGCTCCAAATTGCGCCACTTTGGGTTGCCTTGATCGTCTTTGTCGACAATCTGGGGCTGGCCGCGCCCACCAATCTTGCGCAGGATGGCCTGATAAGCGTGGCTGCCAGTATCCATGAGGACGGAATATTCAGCCACAAACGCACGATAACTGGTGGTTCCAAGCAGCCCAGGCTTGAGGAAGTTGAACTGTGCGAAAAGATCGGTCGGTGCCTTGGTCAATGGCGTGCCAGACAGGATGCGACGTGCAGTTGCAAGCTTGCCTAGCTCAGTCACCTTCTTGGTACGCTTGGAACTTGGATTCTTGATGCGAGTTGATTCGTCAACCACCATGATGCAGCGGTACGTCTCAAGGAACTCCTTCGCAGCTTCATACCCGGCTTCGGTGTTTACAGCGTCAATGTTGATCGTAAACACCACCAACGGCTTTTGCCCATTTACCGGCTTGACGTCGTACAACGATGCCAGTTCAGCCTTGGCCTTTTTGGTGGTCGGCCTGCCGCGCCATGCCACCGCCACACACGGCACTTCAAGGTGGTTCGGGATTTCGCGGCGCACCCAGTTTGTGTGAACGCCGTTTGGTGCCACAACCAGAAGTGCGTCGATCTTGTCTGCAAGGAAGCACCGTTCGGTGTCGGCCAGCGTCGTCCATGATTTGCCAGTGCCCTGCTCCATCAACAAGGCGAAGTTGCGCTTGCCTTCCAGTCGCAGAAGGCCGGTGACCTGGTGGTCCATAGGTTTGGTTTTCAAAAAGCACTCTCCAAAAAGTCGATGATATTTTTCTTGCCGATTGCTACTGCAGTTCCGATTAGCTCATCTCTTGTAAGAGCCGTCAGCTGCAGCTTTGGATTCAGCAGGTAGAATTCTTTGTCCACGCGCAACAGCACAAAGGCATTACCGCCCCAGTCGCACCAATTACGCATGAACGGCACTTGTCCAGGTTCGAACGCAGCCCGCAAAGGAATTGTTGAAGCGCGCACAGGCCAACTATCAAGGGCCTTGTTCTCAAGCCAGAATACCCAGCGTTGGCGGTTGATGCCGATAACATCAGGCATCCCCTCGCCAATCTGGTTTTCCACGCGGCGAACATTGATTTCACGCTCTTTTAGGGCCAGTTTAAAGTTGTCCCAGGCCCTCTGCTCTTTGAGTCGAGCCATCAACTTAGCCTCTTAATGTTCTTGACGATCATCATATCAATGCCGCCAATTTTCCAGGCCTTGACAAGGAACCATGACCCGTTAGGTGCAGTTTCTGCAATCTCTTTGCCCATTTCCAAAAACAGGTCAGGGCGAATGCGGAAGCGCATCGGCGAGTCAGTTGAGTCATCGACCATCATCAAGTCGATGAACTGTGTCTGGCCTTCTTTTCGCGTTCCGCCACGCTTCTTGATTCGAATGGCCTCGTTTTCATCGGCCAGGATCTTTTTGGTGAGCTTGCCGATGATCAGGCAGTTGTCACGGTCCTTGACCGTCTTCATGCCAACAATCGGGTTGCCGGACGTAACGCCTGCCAGAACGGGGCTATCGTAATAGTGACCCCATTTGGTGTGCGCCTCTGCCAAGTCGGCAAACAGAACCTCTGCATTGGCCAGACGCTCACGGTCCTTGTCCGTCAGCAGGCCTGCATTACGCTTGTCAACATAAGCCAGCGCCTTGGCAGGCCCATACCCTTTGGCGTTCATGATGCCGCCAACCAGGCGACCGTCCACAGCCTTCCAGTTCATGTCTGAAAAGTCAGGGTCAATTGGGGTGTAAGAAACGCCCTCTTTTGCCAACTCACGCAAGATGGCAATTGTCTGTTCATGGTCTTTCGCGGCGCGCAAACACGCAGCTGCGAACTCCAGCTTGTGATACACCTTAAGCCAAAGCGTCCAATACGTTACAACAGCATAAGACACAGAGTGTGACTTGTTAAAGCCCCAGGAGCCGAAAGTCACCATCTCGTTCCAGATCTTGTGCGCCTGGTCTTCTGCAACTCCCTGAGATACCGCACCTTCCACAAAGTCGGCGCCCATGGCATTAAAGTATTCTTCACCCTTACGACCGGACATGGCCTTACGAACTGCGGAAGTTTTCACCCAGTCAAACAGGCCGATTTCCTTTACCACAGACATGATCTGCTCTTGGTACAGGAATACCCCATAAGTGTCTTTGAGGTACTTCTCCAGCTGCGGCACATC